TGTAACGAGCGAAGAAGTTGAGATTTCGCCTCAGAGGTTCCACCAGATAGAGTAGCAAGAGCCTCTTCAGTAAGCCCCTTGCTTCTTGCAAGGTAAGGAATAAAAGACCCTAGCCCCTGATCAGCATATTGCATCGCCAATCTTTCACGAGGCGAGAAGTCTGCTATCCGGTCCCCTGTATAAGTATACGGAGAGCTATCGGGACTGCCTAAACCCTCTAGCTGAGACTTAAAATACTTCTCAACCTCTGGAAAAAGCCCCATCCGACCTTCTCTTCCGACAAGAAGATTATAGAGGAGTTCGTCGGGTAGCTGAGAGCTATAACCTTCTTTATCTTCCGACATGATTATTTACCAAAATTTAGTTTATCAAGGGCGGCAATTCCTTGTGAATGACTACCGCCTCCTAGTTCCTTTACTGCATCTGCCGAAACAACATACTCTTGATCACTCGCCCAAATAGGGACCATATCTTCTTTTGGTCCTCCGGGGCCGTCTACTTCTCCTCCCGCAATAAACAGCTTACGCCCTAATATTGAGGAGTCTCCCCCTTCTGCAGCATAACCTATTCTTGGAGTATTGACTTGGGAGGGTCTGGGTCCACGATACGGAGCGGCTCTAACTGGAGCGGGTTCTACATCATCTATTGATTTAGCTTTGAGGATTTGTTCTACGACATCCGTTCCTAAACCTAACATTCTTTGATTCTCTTCGTCTTCAAGAAATGTTTTAATTTTATCAATTAAAGAAGGACCAAATCCCTCTGATGCTTTAGCCGCCTCCTCAACAAGATGGGGGCTATTTATAGCTTCTATCGCTGCACTGCCCATCCCCTCCGTAATTTTAGGAATTTGAGATAGCAGTCCACTTAATCCCGGCATCCCTCCAAGGAACATCTCTCTTGAACCTGTGTTCTGTGGTAGTTTAGCGTCTATTTTATCTCGGTAATTTTCATTTAGAGCGTCAACTAGACGATTCCCTCCTAAAACACCAATCCCTGTATTTGCTCCATATGTCCCATAGCGGTTTAACAGGTTCATTGTGAAGTCTGGAGACAACCCAATCTCTCGGTTTTGTTCTACAAACTTAACAGCATTGGTCTCTCCGCCGTCTGCAAAACGAGCAGGGGGTTTACGAGAACGCAATAAATCTGAAAGACCGCCATTTATAGCCTCTTTCATCTGGCTATTGAAATTAGATCTACGCATTATTGCTCTTGCCCTTCATGATGTCTTTGTTAACTTTAGCTGCTTTTCTACCAGTAAGCACAGAATTCACTCTAGCCATAACTAAACCTGTACAACGATATTACCATTGGTGACAACTTGTACTGTTCCAACACTAGCCGTAGCACTTAATCCAGAAGTCTCTGGAACAGAAAGGTTTTCCCAGGAACCCTCTCCAACATACACTTGCAAAACAGACTCTGTTGTATTCCAAATAATAGTTCCAACTAAAAAGTTGAGTTCGTCTCTCCTAGAAGCGGTAAATTGCAGTGTTGTGTCTGGGTCAAATGAATCTAAACTTAACTCTAATAAACGTATCGTTTGATTATAAACATTAGCACTAACCGCTGGCCCTGTGCTGGGAGTTACCGCTAACGGAAGACGACTAAGCAATAATTTAGTCATCGTCTTCCATTCGGTTGTAGATCCAATCTCGTTGCACCAATAACAAAACCAACCCCTAAACGATCTCCTGTAGCGGCATCGTCATCAGATTCAAATCTAAGCGCGGCTTGTCTAGCCCTTGCTCTCATGTCTATTTTGGTAGTTGTTGCCGTAAAACTTGTTGTTTGATCTGAGGTTAAAGAATCTCCTGGATAATTCCTTGTTTTTAAAACAACATTTAGAGTTTGGTTTGACCCTGCTCCATTAAACTTCACATCAGGAATCATTCTACGGATGAACTGAAACTGTTCCCCTTCACCTATATCAAAATCTGCACTTTCGATAAAAACATTTGACATTGGAGAACCATCATCATCGTTACCTGTTTCATGGCTAAACAGATAATTTGAGCTATCTGAAACCCCTGCTGCTATGGGTTTAGCTTCGAAACCTTGTTCAAGCCAAGCAGTTCGAGAGAGTTCTCCAATAGACCAAGTTTGTTCTAAGTAATTGTAGGCCACATATTTGTCTATTAAAGTCTGCCCGTTTGAACAATAGAACCATCCTACTTCATAGAATTCTGTGTTTAAAAAAGCAAAAACTTGGAATTGTTGCGCTTCATTTAAATCATTAAAAACGAAAGAATGAACACTACAGGGAACAGTGCTTATTGCACCGTTATATACAAAAAACCCTTTTTTATCCATCCAGAATACGCCAGCAGGAGTATTCACCGCAGCATTAGGACCAATAATGCTCACTCCCTCACTAATAAGATTTAATCCAAACGTAAGCGGAGGACCAATAAACTGAAGGCTGTATATCGCTGTATCTGTCCATACCAGTGTTTCTTGCCTTGCTCTTAATCCTGAAATTATTTGAGATCCTGCAGAACACCTTAAAGACCCTGCGGTATTAGTTGCTCTTGGCTCCCAATCAGTAACACTTTCTTGACTAGAAAACGCAATTAATAACGGATCTACTTCTTGGCTTCGGGTTCCATTTTCTATCGGATCTGCACCTAGCACAATGACATGCCGGTCTACATCTGAAACTAAAACTTGTAGCCCTCTGGTAGGTGCTAAATTTGCGTTATTGAGAGAGGTTAGGGCCACCGCTCGGGCACTTTGAGTAGAATTATCCCAGTAATAAATACTTCCTGCTCTTGGGCACGCGATTAAATCTTCACCAAAATTATCAAGACTCCAGAGTCTAAGTTGATTGTTAGGAGAAAGAGAGTTGGTTGTTCCATACGTTCCATCTCCCCAAGATCCAACCCCCCAACCTGTTCCTGTTATAGAAACATCTAGCCCTACATTAAGCTGATAAGCTCCAACAACTGAACTGCCACCGTTGCCTGAATCAGAAGAATTTGCGGTAACTGTGTCTCCTGAGGTGTCTTTCGCTACGATAGTATACACAGACGTGCTGGTGATACTGGCAACTTGGTATTCTTGGTTTAAGACAGAGGCAATAACATTGCCGCCTAGACTCGCTGCTCCTGAAAAAGTAACAAAATCATTAACATTGCAGCCATGATTAGTATCAGTTACTGTAATTGTAGAGGAGCCGTCTGAAGCAGAAAAAGTAACATCCCCCGCTGAGGTAGTTAAACGTATCGGGGTTCTATCGGAGAAAGTGTCCCCCAAACGAACGTATAATTTCGAAGTAGTGCCTAAAGCTAAGAGCTTTTCTCCAATTAAAGTTGTCCAACCGTGAATCTTTCTTCCTTTCCCAGTAAAAGATTCAGTATCAAATTTTTCCCAACCCCCTATTTTTTCTGGAAAACCTTGTTTAAAACGAACACGATTCCCATCAAACCACCCTCCTTCAGTAGAATAAGCGGTTGCTTCCTTGTTGATTCCGGGATTAAAAAGAAACTTAGATAGTGCCATTACTGATACTCGCCTGTCCTGATCATCTCGGTGACTTCCACGGCCCTGTTTCCAACTTGCTGGGACCATCGACTATCCATGAATTCATCAGCGGCGATTTCATATTGACCTCGCGACATCGCGGCCAGCGCATTCACGAATCCCCGCAGTCTGGTCAGACCAATGTTAAAACAAATATCAATTATCGCGTCACGCCGAACTTCATCAAGATTCGCAAACCATGGGTAGTTCCGGTCTAGCTCATTTTGCACTCGCTCGATGTCATTGACCAAAAGAAAATCTACTTCATCTTTCGATAATCCTAAACCACCTTCAGATATGTTTCTGCCAACTCCAATCGTTTCATAACCTTCGGAACACACGTAAACCTTGTAGCGCACGCCCTCATGTAGCCTTAGCATTTCAACTAATTTGCTCATTTTTCCCTGCTGACCCCCTTGGTTTTTTCGTAGGATCTCATTGCCCCAAGGCCCAACAATCCCGTCATAACAGGCATCAACAACGAAGGATCAACCTCCGG